ATCAGATGGCCCAGTGAGATCTCGTTGTTGAATCGCAGTCTCATAAAACCCTCATCTCCAAGATCGCCCGGGAGCCGGTTGGATCCGCCGCCCCCACTGCCCCCTCCAGGCCAGCCGCCGCCGACAACGGCCCCTCCGACATCCGGAGACTTCCCCCGGACGTCGCTATTGTCGGTGCCCTTATGGTCAGGCCGGGAACGCCACTGTTGATGGTGATTTCCCATGGTTGTCCGCTCCCATCGTCGAGCATTGTAACACCTCTCCCGAATCGTGTCACGCTTCCGCTGATCCGGAACGGCCCATCCGGCACGAACCTCGTTACTTTCATCCCATCGCCGAACACAGCCCTCACCGACCGCTCGACGACCACCGACATCTCCGCGACATCGTTCACCGCACTTCCATTGATGCTAACTACGGCTTTGGCCCCGGCAAGGCAGGGCACCTCAATCGAATCCGGATCCGTTGACGGTGCCACGCCGTCCTCTGCTGACGCCATAGCCAGTTCCGCGCTCACCCTGACCTGTCCGACCGCTGTCGTCGTAACGCGGAGGTTACGGAGGACGACCCGCCGATAGACCGTCCAGTACGTAGTCCCGCTCCGCACGTACAGGTCCACGCTCCGGACGGCATTCAGCCGTGGCGATCCAAACTTGTGGGCGGTCCCGCCTGTGATTGTAGTGGACCCGTAGTAGCCCATCAGTGTCCTGATCATGGACACCAACGCGGGGCTCGGTCTGCACTCCAGATCCATCGCGCCACGGTACCACGGCCCCGCGTCCACCCGCCCCGACACCTCCCGCCACACCGACACCAGACTTGCGGATGTCGCATAATCCCGCCCTACCGAAAACTGTGTCACTCCCGGGAGGAACATCGGGGCTCCATCCGGGGATCCGCCCTCCGTCAACAGCTGAACGACAAATTTTGATGTCGCGCCTTCCATCAACCGATCCTCTGGACGAACAGCAAGGCCCCATCAGCCTTGGCATATACGTCCGTCGCATTGGGGTTCAGCCCCCAGATCTGGATCTGATCCCCGGCCGACAACGTTGCCACGGTGAACACCTGCGCGATCAGGTCAGTCCCTGGCAACGCATACGTGATGCTCTTCAACGCTGTCCCGGTACTCCTGTAGATGCCGATGGTAACAGGGTTCAACCCGACCGTGGCGGCGATCTCAACCTGAGCGCATACGAGGTAGGCCCCCGACGCCGGCACGTTCACCCGGGCCCGGGTAGCATAAGGCAGCTCCCCGATTGCTCCCGTGGGAAACGCTACCTGAGCTCCTGATGCTGTCCCACTGACGAACCCCGGCACCAGCTCGAATCGTGTCCGAGTGTTGTCCCACATCAGGATTTCGCCGGTCGAATGCCCGGAAAGGTTGGCGGATTTGATCAGCCCCCGCACCAATGCGGTCCGCGGGCTTTCTGTCGTCCTGTAGAGCCAGAACCCCTGCGATGCGACCGTCCCGGACGGGGTAACCGTTACCTCATCCTCATCGACAACCGCCGTGATGGTCCGCACTGTCCCATCCGAAAACCGGATTGTCGCGCCAACGTCGGACGAACGGAACACCGGCCCGGACGCGAGCACCGTTGTCCCGGACTGGGACGCGGTCAGGCCCTCTGCAGGGTTGATCCACCGCTCCAACGTCCGCCAGTTGCCATTGATGATCGCATTCAGGTCCCCGATCCCGTCGGGGTGGTCCTCAAGCAGTGAATTGTACAGGATCATATCGGTACCTCCGTCCAATCGACACTCAACAGCCCGTCACGCTGGGAGTAGATCCGAGCCAGCACGGCCCCAGCCTTCTTCCCGAATGTCATCGAGACGACCGCCGGGCTGCTCATCGTCCCCGGTGTAAACGTTGGACTGACGCTCATCGGTACAGCATCCAGCAGGTTCCCGTCACTGTCCAGTTGTTGGACGGCGAATGCGAGTCCTCCCAGATCCTGGACCGGTGCACCCATTGCATCCAACGTATGCTGCACTCCTCCGCCTCTGGTGGTAAACCGAGGTCGCGCCTGCACCGTGACGGATCCCCCGGAAACCGACACACCGACCACTTCCGGCGGTAACGGTCTTCTTCCCAGCGCCAGCCACATCGAATCGTATGGATCCGGATGTTGTGTGCCGGTCTCCGTAGCCGGCCCTACCTGTCTTCCGCCCACCCCATACGGAGACGCCTTCCACCACGCCGGTTGCATGATCGGGATCTGCGAGCCGTCCACACCTGCGCCAACCGTCTGGAGGAAGAGCACCGGCGCACCCGATTGGTGGGCCCGGACCTTGCTCCCTGCCCGCCCTCTGATCACGCAACGGACCCGCACCCGCTGGGAGTCCACCGCTTCAGCATATCCGACCTGGATCCATTCGTCCTCGATCACCAGCCAGTTCCTCCCCGACAGAAGGACCTTCCATGCATGGTCCTGTGGGGTGGGGACCTCGTTCACCGCTGAAATCACGTCGCCCATCCAGAGGGAAGGCGTCTTCAGCCTGACAACGATCCCATCCTGGCGGTCCAGGAGCCACGTCCCGGACAGGTCTGACTCCAGGATCCCCGTAACGGCCATCGCCGGCTCCACCCCCAGCTCGATCCACGTGTTGCGGTCTGCAGACCACGCCACCCCGATATCGGTCACCCATCCCTGTAACCGCTCACCCTGCACGATCGCCCTTGCCTCGCCCCTAGCAAGAATCGGCGGCATCTCAACCACGAAAACGGGATCCAATGGAGGAGTATCGAGCAACGGCGGAGCCGCCGGGGCGACAGCACTTTGAGCTGCAGGAGTAATCCGCTCCCAAAGATCCACTCCCGGAACTGTTACGGTGGTCTCCTCCATGTCCACCGGAGGCAGGAGCGTATCCTGTACTGCTGTCAGTGTGATCGTCTCCCGGCTCGGATCCCCTTCCGTGACCTTGGTCACGATCCAATACGTAGTGGTGGTTTCGCCCGGCACACGGTCCATGATCAGGCGGATACAGTCCCCGGGTTCGACCCGTGCCAGTGATCTCTGCACTTCCATCTCCAAGGTCGCCCACGGCATCGACACGTCCATCAGAAGCCGTTGCGCCTGTTGTCGTGCGGTCTCCCCATGCGCAATCGCCACAAGCGACACCCTGTCCCCGGACAACCTCCCCCCTGCCACGTTCACCGCTGCGAGATCCTGGACGTGGACAACGTCAGGCCGATATCCGCGCTCCGCTGACGTGTACTCCGCCCGGAGCTCGTTCACCACCCCCGCATCCCATGTCGGGATCGTAACCTTCAGCCCCACCACCTGACTCTCCCTGATGGTCAGGATCTGCCCGTGAGTCACCGTCCGATCGAGCAGGCACTTGCACTTGTACTGGAGCCCATCCCATAACAGGAGGAGCTTCACCTGATGGTACAGTCCCGCAAGGAGCTCGCCCACCGAGTCGGGATGATCCATGACGATCGACACCCCGATGTTCTTCGCCGCGTAGTACTGGGAGGCAGCAATGAAGGACGCCTCATCCAGCATGTCGGAGGAAAGACCACGGCCCCATAGCTTATTGGTGAGGATCTCCCACACGACCGCAGCCGGGTTCGCCTGCCAGTAGTTGGGATGAGACGCGTCATTCGACCCCCGGACCTTGATCCCGGAAACGACCGTTCCATCATCCCGGAGGCACCTCGGGAGCCGCCGCACCATGAACTGGTATGTCCGCAGTTGTGGGCTCTTCCCGAACCACCCCCGGATCCCGGCCCACGCAACATGACGATACGGCGGTCCATCATGGTACGGGTCCCTCCAGCCTGTTGCAGGGTCATACGCTCCGGTCCGTGCTTGGGTCGCGCTTCCACGATAGATGCGAAACTCCAGGTCCTCCGCGTCCTCATTGGGGCCATCCATCCGGACGACGACCGAATCCCCGCTGAACGATTGCCACACATCCGGAGCCGGTACGTACTTCACCGCCACGACCCCGGACCCCCCAGCCCCCGGCCCGACCTTGCCGATCGTGGCGTTCACCCACCACGCCCCGGCGCCACCACCACCGCCTCCGTTTCGACCATTGTAATCGATCCCAAACTGATAGAAGCCCCAGCCGCCGACCGACCGTGAGATCACCCGCGGCCCCCCGGTAGCCTTGGCATTCTGGGCGTACCCATCAATTGCCGAAACGTCCCCACCCCCACCTCCACCATCCCCGAACCGTAGCTCCTCCCCATAGACGTTGAGCAGCACCCCCCTTCCGCCCCTCCCTGCTCTCCAGTAGATCGCAGGCTTGCCCGGCTCTGACGCTCCTCCACCTCCTCCGCCTCTGGACCTCGTATATGTCCCATTGGTCGGCAGCCCGGCGCCACCCGCGCCCCCACCGTTCCCGGCTCCGCCTGACACCGACCCCGACCCAGCACCTCCTCCGCAACCCCCGGATCCTCCTGGCGATCCTCCTGCACCACCACCCCCACCTCCCCGGGCGACCACGGATCCAAAGCTCGAGTCTCCCCCCGCACCACCCGACCCTCCACCGCTCCCGGGCGCTCCGCCGGCCCCCACTACGATCGGGATATTGCTCCCCGGAGTAACGGGGTAGTCCCGCATGTACACGACCTGACCACCTCCACCTCCACCACCGGCACGATTGCCGTTCATGTCGCCGCCGCCGCCCCCGCCACCGACGACCAGCAGATCCACTTTTTTCACCCCAGCTGGGACCGTCCACGACGTGGATGCCGTCCACTTGACGGACACCGGCGGGACTTCCTGACCCAGCAACGGTTTATCGCCGGGCATGGAGTAAATCTGTCCCACCTGATCGATAGGCCCCATGCAGAGACCGACCTCCCACTGCAGATAGTACTTCCGATACTGGACCTGTTCGGTCTTCTTCCTTCCTCCCTTGCCTCCCTTCGCGCTCGTGGTGACGTCCTGCGTCTTGTAGGTATCGAGCGAATACCGGAGCCAATTGGGGGTGATCCTGGCCTCCCCAAAGACCACCGGCACCGGCACCCCAACCGCTGCGGGGCTCACCTGCAGCTCTTCCCTTACCGCGTCCGCCTGCGTGCCCATGGAGGGCTTCAACGTCAGGCTCAAGACGGATCCGGCAGCCAACAGCGCCCCACCAAGTACGTAGCCCGCGCCCCCGGTCACGGCACCGAAAATCATCAGGCCGACACCGGCGATCCCTGTTGCGATACTGCCTACCGTTCCACCCATATACGGGAAGGTTCAACGTTCCATCCCAGATCCGTCAATCGCAGAACGGCCTCCGCCCGGGCCCGCCATTGTGCCCATGGCGACTTGAGTACGCACCGCCCGGCCAGCGCATGATAAAGCTGTCCATCCAGGAGGAAGCCCACGTGAGCAGACGCCCCCCACGTACGCCCGACCACGATATCGCCATCAGCAGCTTCCTCCGCCCCCACCCGGACGACATGCAGGGCCTTCTCCAACGCTTCCAGCAGTCGATCGCTCCTCGACCACAGCCCTTCAGCCGTCGGGTACGGAGGAAGGTCCCTTCGATCCACGACCCCGGCCGCCACAAGGATCTCACGAAGGTAATGCACGCAGTCGATCCCCTCCTGACGGGAGCACCTCCGATCGACATGCGGCACCCCCAGCCAGCTTTCCGCCTCCTCCCGTGCTTTCTGTAGCCTTTCAGCCGTCCAGATCATCGGATCCCCTCGATGCTGGGGCTTGTGTCCGGGATGAACGGAAACCCGCCAAAGTTCGGCCCGTTGTTGTGGATCCCGACGCAATCGTCCAGGGTTCGGTTGCACCCCCGTAGCACCGTCACGTATCGGCCCACGGTCAACTCCGGCACCCACCAGCCCAGCCATAACCGATGTCCGCCACCGGACACCACACTGGACGCCCACACGGTCAACGTCGCGATGGTCGTGGTGCGGCTCGCATCGGTGTGGATCATCAATGTTCCTCCCTGAAACCAACCCCCGGTCATCGTGCTCCCGTTGTGCGTCGAGTCCGGGATATCCACGCTCCGGTTGACGCGGTCAATCGCCGAAAGGGCCGTCTGCAGCCGGACGGCCGCCCTGGTCGGATCCGCCCCGCAAAACGGCCCGTACAGCGCATGCTGGCAGGTCTTCTGATAGAAGTATCGGGGCACCCTCCCTTCCGCCTGCATCAACAGGCTGACGCAGGTCAGGCTGACCGCCGCTATCTCAACCGTCATGCTTTCCACCACCCCGCGGAATATCGGATACACGTCTTGAGTCCAGTCCAAAGACGGGAGTTTCGATCCATCCCCGCGGGCCACCACCACTTGGATGCCTTTCGGCGGGTTGAACAGCGCGGCCTTTCGGAGTTGAGCGGCTAACGCCCCCTCATTGATACCCACCGTGATCGTGATCCTTCCGCTGCTGCCCTCCACCCCCTGCTCCACCTGCCCATGCCCGACCTGTGCCGGCGCAAACATGATGTCGATCCCCCCGAGCACGGGAGGCACGCCCGTCACGCTGAAGGATGTATCATGCGAGCTCAGCCCCACCCATCCTTCGCCCCAGTTGAATAGATACAGCCATATCGGCCGGACCCGCGGGGCAAGCTCCGACAGCGCAAGGCCTCCCGGTACACCCTTCATCCCTCAACCCCCTTCCACCCCGGTGCCGACAGCCGAAACACCCTCACGATCTGCTTGTGGATCTGGTTGTTCGGCACCCACGCTATCCCCTCCCTCGAATAGCAGACCCATGATCGATACGCAAAAAGGAACCCCACGCTGGGAGTCCCCAGATATCGGGTCGCGAGGAACATGAGGTCCCCCGGCCGGAACCCCGCGTCGAACGGCACCGTCCTCACGTGGAAGTTGCCGGTCAGATATGTGAGGTAGTGCTCAAGCCCCCACCGACTGGTATCATCCGGTAACCAATCCTCCTTCCACTGGATCCATCCCGCCTCCGACCAGCCCTTGATGATGAACCGGAGGCAATCGATCCCCCTGTGCCGTTCGCACCGATTCCATTTGAATGGTGTCCCGGCCCAACTCTCACACCACCGCGCCAGCCGCCCAACGGCCACGCAGTAGTTCCGATCAAACATGGCATCCAGGGCGGTCATTCGATAATTGCGTAGCAGATATCAGAGATCGCGATTCTGGGTGAGATCTTCCCCCACGACACGTGAATGGCATTGAGAGGACCATAGGTGGATTCGTTGACCGACAACGACCCAAAACTAGAGTACAGGTAATATGTTTCGCTGGATCCAAATCCTGGATCAGCCGTGCGTAGAGCATAAGCAAAATCAAATGCTACGATTGCGCTCAGGAATTGAGCAAGAGTAAGTGTCCCAGCAGGAGGAGGATTGCTGACATTGGAGGCGCTCCAATACGGCGCCGTAAAGTTTACTGCTGCATTGTAGGACGAGCCTACGACCGACTTGACGATCTCAACAATGATCGCAAATCGTTTGGTGGCAAACGACGACAATGATCCCAACAAATAGAAACCGGAAGTCGAGCCTGTCGCGTAGCTTAGCGCCCCGCCTTGGGCCCTTACTGCCTGCAATGTGCCGTTGAAGCTCACCAGATCCCTGGTAGTACTCGCATCCCGGCTCCAGTTCGATGTTGCCGACGAACAAAGCCCAACCATATGGCCAACGTTCTCCGACAGATATCCATTGGCCAGTTGTCCGTTCGCCCCGTTGACCGGATTGCTCATCACGCCGATAAACAGCCTCAGTGGTGCAGGGATAAATGTCGGGTAGTTCTCCACGGCGAATCGGATGCCCACTCTTAATCGTTTCCACGCGGAGCCGAGGCCTGTTGCTGCCCATTGTGCGTTACTCAGCACAAGGCACTTGTCATCCTGGCTGTTGAACGGAAAGTTTACGATCTCCAGTGGCATACCGTCCTCCTACGTTCCGTTCCCTGCAAAGACCTCCGTGTACCCTGTCACGCTCACCGGCCCGCCGCTGTAGGCGCCGGTTTGATACTGCTCAAAGTCAAAGTTCCGCGGCCAGTAGAAATCCGAATCCCCGGCAAAGACCTCCGTGATCCCGCTCCCCGACGCCACCAGCACCAGCGGTCCCTCCGGCAAGCATTCGAACGTCGTTCCCAATGGCCAATAGAACGCCGCGTCCCCGATGTAGATCCCGGTGATCCCCCTCCCTGCCACCTGCATCGTGTTGGTCGGTGGGCGGTACAATCCTTCGGCGTATCCGTCGAACGTCGTCCCGGACACGCTCGCGTTCGGTGGAAGACACGCACTCGCATCGATGAGAGGCCCCGCAAACGTGTACTGCAGGTATAACGGCGCACAGGCCTCCGGGTTCAGGGCCAATCCAAGGTCCGCCACCTCATCCAGGGCCTCCACGTACGTCACGCTGACCTCCGCCAGATCCGGCGCCCGCCACACCACCTCGATCTCATCGTTGGCCAACCGACACTTCACCAGCCACGATGCCAGGTACTCCCCCGGGTCCCAGTCCCGATCCGGCCGAAAGTACGTCTGCAACACCTCCGGATTCCCTGACGTCGCCCCGATGATGCGGGTGCACCACACCGTTCCGTCCTGGTGAAGGAGACACACATGATGCCCATACGCATCCTGATGCGTCGTCAACCCGTACGTCGAGGACCATTCAATCGGCTCCACCTTGAGCTCATCCCGCCCCTTGGCGAACCGCTCAACAGGCCACACATCCATCTGCCATGTCGGCACCCAACAGGCCTCGTATCGCCCAGCCTGACGATGGAGGAACCGGATGAACGCTTTGATCTGGTCGCCCTTGAGCAGGTATCGGAAGGTCAACGTTGCCCGCTTGATCCCCCTCACCATCACGTAGGTCGGGGCTTGGGCGGTGCTCACCACATACCGGGCCACGCCCCACGACGCACCCACCGCGCTCTCGAATGTCGGGGCAAAAGTCACCACTGGCAGGCCTCCGTAGATCGGCAGGCCCAGATCCGGAGCGGTCGCCGTACCACCTCCACCTCCTGCCCCTCCCGGCATCAGAGTCCCTCCAGCGCAAACGTTTCCCCGACTACTGCAAGATGCTCATGACTGACGGCAATCCGCCCGTCAGCCAGCACCCCCTCAACACACGGATGCACCATCGCCGCCGTGGTGTAGTTTGGGACCGCCACCGCCGGCCAGTCCGCGATATGGGTCCCGCTGAACGTTTCAAGCCGGAGCACCGTATGCGGTTCCATTGTATCGTTCCCCACGTCGTCCGCAAAGCCCACGATCTTCAGGAAGACGGATTGCAAGCCCGACTCCCGGATGTAGATGTAGCCCGGCACGCGAAAGGGAGTCCAGGCCAGTTCTGCTGCCTCAAACTCGATCGACGGGTTGACGCTGTCGTGGATCAGGGCGGTGGATTTTGGCTTCCACCACAGCCCCCACAACGGCACCACGACCTTCGATCGCGCGACCGCCTCAAGGTCAGCCTGTCTCCGCGCCCACTCCGACCGGAGCCACGTATGCCGCTGAACCACGTTGATCCGCGGGGTTGTACGGAGCCGGAACCGCTGTTCGGTCCCGTCGATCGCTGTACTGATCGCTGTCGTCCACCGAAAGACCGCCGACATCCCCGGCCCCCAGTCCGGGGATCCATCCCAGAACAACGGCGGATTGGTGGTGTCGGACAGCATCAATACCTCATCCCCAGCATCGCCCGAACCTGTTGCCGATGCCTGCTGATCACGTTGAGCACGGCCCCGGGGTTGGCAGCCAGCCTTTCATCCACCGCGCTCGGGTCCACCACGTTCACGATCTCGACCTTGGGAGCAGAAGAACGACCGGCCACCAGCTTGCGCATCTGGTCCTCGTTCAGGATGACCTCCCCGCGATGGGCTACGATCGGCACCTCATGCGCCGCGAACCCTCCAGTCTGGTAGTGGGGAGCCAGATCCCAAGCGTCACCCCTCACAAACCGCCCCGCGTGAATCGCTCCTACTACGCCCCCCGTATGGGCCACCGGCGCCGGCACAAGATTCAGCCCGAACATCCCACCAAAGCTCTGGAGCAACGGTCGCACTACCATCAGCTGAACGACTACCCGCGTGATCTCACTGACGATCGCCCGCCCCATGTCGGCAAAGGCCTCCTGCACAGATTTCGTTCCGTCCACGATCGACGCGAACGCATCCGTCATCTGGGTGTCAAGCGTGGACGCAATTTGCTCACCGATCTGGGCGGCCCTCTGCTGAAGGTTGCCGAACTTGTCCACAGCAAGCGCAAACCCAGCCGCCACCGAGTCAGACACCGACAGCATCCCCGCCTCGATTTGAAGCTGGACCTGCTGGAGCATCTTTTGGACCTCCTCCATCCTGGCCTTGAACTGCTCCAGCGAATCCTCCGTGATCAGGCCCGCCTCATCAAACTTCAACGACCGGAACGCCCCCTGCCGCTCCTCTCGGATCCTCTTGAACAGATCGATCAACCGCATCGCCTGTCCCTCAACCTCCGGCGGGATTACCCGGGTCATCTCAGGCCGGGGCTCAGGGATCTGCACTTCGCCCTTCGTCTTTTGCAGCTCCTCCCGGAACCGGGTGACCGTCTTCAGCCATTGCTCCGTCTTGGCAGCCCGATCCATTTGCCGCTGAAGGGCCTCGTCCATGGCAACCTGAACGATTGCCTGAGCTTCCTGTTCCCGCTGGATACTGGCCAGCATGAAACGATTCCCGCTCTGAACCATGGCATCGATCTGGGCTTGTTTCCCCCATTTGGCCTTCATCTCCTCGACGGCCCCCTGCACGCCCTCAAGATTCCCCGCCCAGCTCTTCAGCCCGACAGCCCGCAGCAATTTGCCCGATACGTCGAGGAGATTCGTGACGCCCCACGAAAACCAGTCCACCACGGTCCCCACGACCACCCGGATCACGGCCATCGCCGCGTCCTTCCACATGTCCCAGCCCCCTGTGAGAAGGTCCACGAAGATCTTCCACTGCGCCGATACCGTGGCGATAAACGACACCAGCAGCACCTTCAGGTTGTCGAACGCGTCAGCCCCCACCCGATAGAGCTTGACAAACGTCTCAGTAGCGGTGATCAGCCAATCCCTCAAGGTCTCCCCAAACGATTGAGCGGATCGTAACGTCTCGTTATCTGCGAGGAACGCCGCCAGCCTCCGGATTGCCGACTCCAGATTCTCCGATGCCATCACTCCTGCCCCGAACCGCTCCAGCACATCGTCCCAGTTCGTCTTGAGCAGTTTCAGCGCCGGCACCAACCCCCGATTCAGCGCATCGGCCATCCCTCCGTACCTGGCGTTGATCTCATCCAGAAGCTTCCGTTGCGCCTCCGCTGTCCTGCCCGTTTCGGCCAGCCGCTTGATCACTTCCTGTTGTGAGCGACTCAACACAATCCCGTACCGGCTCAGCATCTGGACGCCAATCGCAGGCTCCTGCAACGCCCGACCGACCATCCTGGCAGCTGTCGTCAGGTCCACCTCCAGAGCCGTTGACACATCGATGATCGCCTTCTGCGCCTCCGGGAAAATGTCCCTCCCGATCTTGTCGAAAGTCAGCAGCAACGCCTGCATCCGGTTGATCACATTGTCAGCGATCCCGGTCTGCTGCTGCAACGCCCCGGCCATGTTGGCCAGCTCCTTGACGGTCCACCCATATCGGTTACCAGTGGCCTCAAGAGTCGCCGCAAGCCGCCTCCATGCCGTTTCCTGTTCCGCAGCCGCCTCCAAAGCTCGCTTGAACGTTGCGACCGCCACGGCAATCCCACCGAACGCCGCAGCCAGCTTGAGCAGCGATCCATACAGGCTCCCCGCTGCCCGCTCAACCGCGACCATCCCCCCGGCAGCCTGACGACCGGCAGCAGCACCACGTTCCCCCATCCGGTCCAGCTCAGCCGCGACCTTCTTCACCGATGCGGTGGCCTTGGACCCGTCAACGTTTACCTGCAGTGCTGCCAGATCGAATGCCATGGGTCTCCTGCTGTTCAGCCCACCATTTCAGCCATACCTCATCCAGGGCTTGGACGACCCGCACAAGGTAGTCCATCCGCCGCACGCGGAAGAGCCGCCCAGCCGCCTCGATATCAGCCAACGGGATCGGGCCCGGCCCCATCCCGACCGGCCGCGCTCTGTGCAATGCGATGAACACCTCATAGTACGGCCGCACGTCCTCATACAGCTCCGGCTCCTCCTGCAATGCCTGTGGGAGCTTGCCGGTCCGCCTCGCGATCTCCTGCAATTGATCGACGTACGGCCCCCAACGCAGCTCCCATGTCAGCCGTTTTTTGCGTTTTCGATCCCCTCCTGGTCTAGGGTCGCCTCCTCCTCGAACCCGTCCACGGCCAGCTCCGCCACGATATCAGCGAACCGCGGATACTCCCGCATGATTCGCTTGGCAGCCTCCTTCGTGTACGGTACTTCCTGGCCCCTCTCCGTGATCCCCTTCCAATCGAGGATCAGATGCTCGGCCATCAGGTCCCGGACCAGCTCCGCACGCCGTTTCCGTGCAGCCCGCTTGATCTCCTCGGATGCCCCGGGCCGGGCCGCCCGCCGGAACAGGTCCCGCTCCCGTTCGATGGCCTCCTGCAGGGCCTCCTGATACGCAGGGGAGTTGATCCCAGCCAGCTTGATCGAGGCTCCCTCACCCAGATCAAACCATCGCCCCTCAACCTCCCCCTCCCGTAGCCGGTACTTGTTCAGCTCCATAGATCACGCGTTGAGTCGATCCACCTGAATCACGTACTTATCCGCACCCACCACCGCGGTAAACTCCAAGGGCAGGACGATGTCCGTGTTGACCCCGCCGATCTGCGGGTAGCCTCCAGTGATCGCAGCCCGGGGGATACTGATCCCCAGCAGGTTCCCCTCCGGATCAATCACCGGCACCTTGATCGACGTGTACACATGCGAAAGGAACGACTGCAGCAGGCTTGCCGACTCAAAATAGACCTCCGCCGATACCGTTACCTCCGCCGTGCCCATCCCCGGCGCAAGCGTCCACTCACGCCCGACCACACGCCGCTCCCGGAGATTGTTGTTCAGCGTCATGCGGAAGTTCAGGGTGTTGACGTTCCCCGATCCGATGATCACCCCACCGACATTGGTCGCCGTATTGCACGGCTTGCGTGTGGGAAGAGCCGTGGGCATCCCGTCGTCGAACCGCGTAGACGACACCTGTGCCCGGGTCCCCAGCATGTCGAACGACTGGGTCGCCCGACTGTTCGGGGTCAGCTCAAGTTGCCACTGATTAACGACCAGCCCGGGGAATACTGCGTACTGGACGGGGCTCATCCCCGCAAAGACCTCCTGCAGAAGGAAACTCACCAGTGCAGTCCCCGGCCGCGCGTACCGATACTGGATCGACACGGACACGCCCGATTCACTGGCCACCAGCCCCTCCACCGTCAGGCTTGTCGGGCTCGATGCGACCACCCGCTTGATGCCGTTGTTCCCCCCTGAGGCAAATCCACTGATCTTGACCCAGCCGGCAGCCCGGGCATTTACGGACAGAGTCCCTGAGGTCACCGTGATCACTCCAGTGGTATGGTTGGCGCTCACTGTCACGTTGTCGGTCCCACTGATCCAGGACGACACCATCAGGGCCCCGCGGAGCAGGTCATCGTACGTCCCCACCAAGAGCTCCGTCCCAAGGCTGCCCGAAACGCCCTTGCCAACCTCGATCACCTCCGACCGGGCCCGGTCCCCTCGGATCTCCTCGCTCACTGCCGTCGCCTTGTTATGGACCAGCGAGCACGACGTGAACGGGATTTCTGTCATCGAGGGTGGAGACGCCGGGATCACCCCGTATGTGGTCTCCACCGCGTACATCAATTTCGTCAGGTTCGAGTCCATGGTTCCCTCCTACACCGAATGATGCGCCTGCCAGTCCACTGCCAACACCAGCATATAGTGGTCCGGCGCTTCTGTTTCACCGTTGATGGACGCCGCATCCAGATCGACGACGACGTCCCCATGCACAAGTTGCTTGAATCGTAACAGCCCGGCAAATAGATCCGCAATCTGTGCCGCCCGCCGCGTTCCCTTCCCCTTGGGCGCAAAGATCTGCACCAGCACGGACCCCGCCACGACCTCCCGCGGAGCCGGCCCCAATGACGCACGGACACCCCGCCCGGCCAATACCGTCACCCGGGCCCACTCCCCGGATGCAGGCTGGTTGAACGGCGCATTGGCCCATGCGACCGGGATCGGGTTGCCCGCCGCTGCCAGTCCGTTGGCCACATGCGTCTCAATCGCCCTTTTGACGGCCTCGAAGATCATTGCCCCAGCTCCGCCTGCAGCTCCGTCTTCACGTCAGCAATCGCCACTCTGACCATCCCGTGGGGCGCCTGTTTGGACGACCCGTTTTCCAGCTCCACGATGTATGGGAGGTTGTTGGCGATCACATACGCGAACCCCTCTTTGACCTGCGCCCTCCGGGCCGCCTGGACGGCCGCCGCTGCTGCTGCACCCCCCTGAAAGCCTTCCGGAGCCACCGAAAGATCCGGCGAATACCCTTCCACAATCGTCCAGCTTGCCCGGGCCCGGCCAGTGTCCACCGGCGTTCGTTCGACGATCCGGTCATGAAGTTTCAGCGCTACAATCCTGCAGAACCGGGCCACGTCCATCTCGACCCGCTTGGCCCACCGCTCAACATCCAACCGAAATTGTGTCGGTGCGCTCATAATCCGAGCCTCCGCGTTTGTAAGACCAACGCCCGATTGGTCGGATCCAGGGTCACACCCACAACCACCCGGACCGGTCCTCCCGTTTCCATCACCTGATCATCAGCCTGCGGTTGCAGGCCCACAGGCAGGTCCTTCATCCGGAGGACAACCTTCTCATCGCCCATCCGGATCGCCACCCCGTCAGGCTCCTCGTATGCCGTTACGAGAAACCGCACCGGGATGTCCTGTGTTACCGGAGTCGGGTTGCCCGTGACTGGATCGTACCCCGTCGAGATGACCCGCCGATACACGCCCTCCCTCTGGATCGACCGGGTCAGCTCCCATGCCAGATCCAACGCGTTCCCGACCA